CTACTGGAAACACCAAGCTACATACTAATTCATTATCAACTGTTAAGTTGTGTACCCACATATCAGCTTCAGTTGCTTTAATACCACTAGGCTTACCATAGCTTTCACTTTCTATACAGATGTTACCTGTCTGTGCCCACTTGTTCCTTTCAGTTTTTACTTCACAAGTCTTTGCACCTGAAAACATATCATCAATATACTGTTCCCAGTGCTTGCCAAAGGCCAAATCAATATCAAATTTCTTTAGTTCATTTATGTCGTTACTGTCATTTAAGGGCATAATTGTTCCTTTTATGTGAAATTAGAGCTCCATATCTTCGATTCTCGAGGACTTCTCTATGTAAGTAAGGGGTAGGGTAGGGGTAGATTTGCATAACAGTGTTATGCGATTGTAACTTGGTAGTCCCATCCATGTGGACAAGACTCCAAGTATTTTATTAGGTACATCAGCCACCAATCCAACCAAAGAACAAAGCCACTACAACAACCGCTAGAAACACAGTAAGCGACCTGTTCTTTAATACTTTATCTATTAGGTCTTGATAGTTCATTCGGATAACTCCTTACGAATATCATCGTCTAATAAACGCCAAATAATTATCGTAGCAATTAGACCGACAAGACCTGCCGCACCTAACTGACTAATTATTCGTATGATTGTACCAATAACGTCACCGCCTAAAAATGGTACGCTATGACCGAAGACAATCTGTAGAACGATTGCCAAACTAATCAACTTAATACCTACATTTATAGCGGCATCAGCACCTTTCATTACTTTATCTAACATTGTGTTTACTCCTTTTAAGTTTAACATCAACCTCTTTCAGAGTTTTGTCTGCTTTTTTTAACAGAACAGGTATCTGTACCTTTTCCTTCCATAGTTTACGTATCAAATTTACTTTCATAAGTACCCACTCCAACTCCACTCTCCATCTTTTCAAAATCAGGACCTAATTCTTTTTTATATACAGACTCCATGAACTCTTCAGAGGTATCATCATCATCAAACAGTCTTATATATTCAGAGTCCTTGGTGAAATCAATCGGTTCTAAAGTAAAATCTAAATCCTTAACTTTCTCTATTGTTTTCTGTATCATATCTGCCACCCCGCACATAAAGTTTCATACGATGGAGAGCAAGCTAATTGTTGCATCCGTTTCTCTTCCATCATAGTTTCAAATTCACTACAACCAACTAACAACATAACTAAAATTATAAACAATATTATTTTCATTCTCATACCCCTATTATACCATTAAAAGCCTTTTCATTCCACCTCTCTTTCCTCTTCAATTAAATCTACTAGTTCACATACACTTCCATTACAGGCCATGGTCTTCATACCCTTAGTAGTGTCTGTAAGCTCGTATTCTTCGATTCTGGACCAGTTAACTGCTTCAGGCATGCCCCCTACTGCTTCGAGATAAACTCCCTCTGTACAGTCCTCATAGGGTGCCTGTTGATAAGTGTGGTCTGAGTAGGGTAGGAAGCTGACACCACTCACTTCCTCAAAATGTTCATATACCCATGCCCCAACATCCATCCATTCATGTTCCTTAACACTGATAGTTACACTGGGTTTATGCTCACAATAATACCTCTGATATGTGAGCCATAGTTCAAGCTGTTCTATTGCTGTCCTATCATCTCTAAGCACAGCATTTTCAGGTGCCTTCATAGGGAAGGTAAACACATTAACACTGTCAGGTTTCATAACATCAGGTTCACAGGGCACACCTTCATCCTTCATGAGCTGTGATATAGGGTCCTTCACATCCGCTCTGACTCTTCGTAGATAATAATTGTTATGTCTAGGATGAATGCCTGATGCTGAGTCCACTAATTGACTGACAGTACCACTAGGTTTAATAGCTGTAATGGATGTGGACTGATTAATTCCTAATCTCTTTGCCCATTTTTTGTTAGTCTTTATTGCTAGTTCTTTTAACGAGATAAGGAACTCAGGCAGGGTATCCTTAGTATGCCATCCCCTTTCCTTTCTACTGGTACCATTCATAAATGAATTGTCCATGATACCAGTAAGGCTTACACCTAAGAGTGCCTCCTCCTCTGTATTAATGGTCCATTTTTTCCTAAGTCTTTTTATGTTTGTTAATGAAGCCTGAAAGGTACCTAGTATTGTAGCTAGTTCCACCTTCCTTCTTAATGATTCTATTGAGTCATCATTTCTAATGACAACTTCCGTTAGATTACAGAACTGTCCATCCCTAAGAATAATTTCCGAGCAAGGGTTACATCCAAACTCATGGTCAGGGTCCCTTCTCTTTGTCTTAGCAACCTGTTTGATTGCTGCTTCCCTATTAAATATACCACGCTCACCTGATTTAGAATCATAAAGGGAAGTCCATTCCTTCATAAAGATACCCATGTCCGGCTTCTCTGTATAACAGACAGAGTTATTACTCAGTGCCATTTCCGGTGTATCTATCCACCACTGGCCAGTCTTGGCACTACGCATACGCTCATCAGTTAAGTTAGATAGAGAGATGAGGGCACTTCGTCTAACACCACCCACTACAACTACTTCCGCTACCTTACACATCAGTCTATGACACTCATAAGAGTTGAGTTTCCTACCCGCTGCATTACGAAAGATAGTACAAGCGAAGTGAAACAAATCCACCAGTGGCTCAGGACCACTAGCTCTACCACCAAATGTATTGAGTCTGGAACCCTTAGGTCTAACCTTGGATACATCCCAGTGTGGTACTTCACCATCAAATAGATAGCTGATAAGTTTTTTAAATGCCCCTTGCCATCCTTCCTTGCTATCCTGTACTACAATAGTGTCATCTACATCCACCACTTGCTCAGGTATCTCAGGTAGTTTATTAATATGTTGTCGTTCAACACTGAATCCTACGCCAGTGCCATGCATGAGGATATATAAACACTCATCGAATGCCTTCGGGTGGTCCACGCTGAGGTAGGCACAGTTATATCCTGCTATATGATTTTCCTTTAGTGCCTTACCTGCTGTCATTAAGGCTCTCATGCTGGGCATAATCTCAAGATTCAATACTGCTGTTTCCAGTTTCCTCCTAGTCTTAGCAGTGAGTTCACCCTCTGTATTTTCCTTGAGGTGTTCCTCCATGAAGTCAAAGTAACGGGCAACAGTTTCCTTCCATGTTTCCCTTCTGTTCTTTTCAGGTAGCCACCTAGCATATCTACTAAGGGCAATAAAGTTTTGGTAATCATTCGGTAGTGTGTTCAATATGTCCTCCTCGTTTCTTGTTCTCTTTCTTCTTGTTAGTAATAGTCTTGGTATGCCATAGCCTATCATGCCTCAAAGCATACTTTAGTTTGTTTATGATAGGATGTGATTTAGTCTTCATCTTCTATCCCATCAAATTTATGAATGTTGTCCATCAACTTGTCTTCAAATTTTAATAACAACTCTTCAGGTTCAATTTCCAACACTTCACAGAGCAAGCATACGTCAAACATGCCAGCTATCTTTTCTTTTAGTTCATTGAATAGTAGTGTCATAACATTTTTAACTCCTCTAATGTATCCATTGTAAACCATCTGAAGCCTTCCTTGTCACACCATTCACCCATAGTTATTTTGCCACCCTTCCTAACTTTTTTCTTAGGGTTGGTAAGGATGAACACCAGTTCGTAGGCTGGGTAGGAATCCCTAATGGAAATATATTTTCTGGTATCACCATTCCTAAAGAAGCCTTTACATTCAACCAGTAAATCATCCTTAACAAAATCAGGAATATAGTTTGCTTTGATTATGTAGGGATACTTACATGGTTCATACTGCCACCCTGTTAACTCATCACCTACAGCTGATTCAAAATTGTTCCTATATTTAGTGGTACTTTTGGCTTTCATTTTCATCGGGTATAAAAATAAAGTCTAGGTCCTCACTATCCGATGTGAAGTCCCCTTCCTTTATTGCTGGTTCCTTCATACTATCCATCATTAAAGCAAGATTGGTTAGTAATTCCTCTTCATCATTAGCAATGACCATTACTGGCTCTGCTCCAACACTTTCTATATTATCATTGGAGTCATAGAACACTTCCCGAATTGAAACGTAACCATCCTGCCCTTCTAATAGTCTATAGTTCCATTGCTGGCTCATCTTACCTCCATGACATTAGGTTGTTTATTAACTACTGCTAGGAACCTTGGACCATTTGAATAGAGAAAGGTTCTCATGTTAGGGTAGCAGTGTTTCTTAAACTCACAGTAAGAACATCCTACAGGTAATTTCATGTTACCTGATTTACCATCAGCAACTAACTCATAACATGGCTCAGGAATAGTATCGTTTTCTATCATTTCCTTAGCGTGTTTAATTCTCTTAACAACATCCTTGTTTATTAGGTCTATCTTTGTTGTTGTTAAGTGGCCATTCTGTTTATCCATGGCTAGGAACATAGCTTCATCAGCGTCTTCCGCCTGACCATAGCCACTGAGCTGGTCTATGTACCCAAAGGGGTCATCATATTCCAAGCGGTTTTCCTTGAACTTCTTAAAGCCATAAGTTGAAGTTGATTTAACATCAGTTAGTACACCATCAATCTTACAGTCCATGGAACCTTTAATACCTTCAAGCTCCACTCTTTTCTGCTCATCAGTAACATCATGTCCTGATAGTTTGACTAAAGCTAACACCATTTCCTCAATCAAGTGTCCATAAAGAAACTTAATTAGAGTATTGGCTCTAAGTTTTTCACCTTTGTATTCACTTCTTCTATGTCTATACCATAGTTTCCTATCGGGTTGTCCTATGTTGGACATCCTTAGGGTACCACCACTGTAATCTTTAGGATAAAGCCACTCTCTCAATATGGTTTCCATGTTGGAACCAAAGTCCTTAAAGATTTGTTCAGCGGGCACTCTTGCAGGATGACTCTTAGTTTCCGCCATGTGGTATATATCTTGAACTAAATTATCCATTGCTAATCCTCCTTAGCTTATTATGTTTCTTACTATTTTTTACTTCCTGCTCTATCAGTTTATCTAAAAACCAACGAGCTTTCCTTAGGTCATTTATCCCATCCTTGAACCTCCAGCGTGCAATGTATTTTTGTACATTAGCAGTTAGGTAATCCATCTTTTGGTCCAGTATAAAATCTATGACCTCAATCTCGCCCTGTTTGTAATGGCTTGGGCTTATGTCGTCTAGTGTGTCTGTTCCCACGTTTCACCTACCTTGTATTGACCATCCAGTGGACAGTTTAAATTAAACTCTTCGCCAGCTTTCTTAATCGCCATGACAGCAATTTCACCGAAAACTTTAGCATCCTTTTCATGTACTTCAGATTGTATTTCATCGTGTATATTCCCTATAATTTTATAATCTATCCCCTTTAGTATAGCATACTCATCCAGCAATACTAAAGCTTTCTTCATAATAATTGCCCCAGCTCCTTGAAGTAGGGTATTGAGAGCGGAGTGCTCACTTCTAACCCATATCCTTCTACCATCCAGACCAATCAAGTATCCTCTTTTGGAAGCTGTTGTCACTCGTTCCCTAAGAGATTTAAGTGCAGGTGTATTATCAAGAAATTGTTTCTTGACAGTCCTACCTATCTTCCTACCACCACCTACAATGGTACCTACCTTCTCATCCCCAGCTCCATAAAGGAAAGCGTAGATGAAAGTCTTAGCTTGGTCGCGTGTAGCTAGACCGGCTGACTTTTGATTGGTGGAATGTATGTCACCACTAATAACTTCCTCGGTGTAGTCATAGTCATTCATATAGTGGGCGAGCATTCTCAATTCAAGACTACTAGCATCACAACCCACCAGCTTATAACCCTTAGGTACGGTCCATAATTTCCTACACTCCTTACCATAAGGGGAATAGGAAGCAGGTACCTGTGCCATGTTAGGTTTACTGTGTGTCATTCGACCAGTAACAGCCCCAATAGGGTTGACATAACCTCTCACTCTACCATCAATCTCAATAGCATCTACCCAACTTTGCACCTGTGCCACACGTTTCTGTAGCATAAGGTATTCAGCTATCTGTTGAGCTTCCGGCATATCAACCCCACTAAGAACACTCTCATTAACAATAACATTTCCTTTCTCGGTAAACTCCTTCGGTTTCCAACCAAAATGTTGAAGGTATCTACCAATCTGTTGGCGGGAACCAAGATTAAATTCGGGATACGTATAGTAGCCCCATTCTTCTTCTTCTTTTAAACCCTCATCAACTCGCCAGTAAGCACCTTTGTCTAATTGTTTTATGTAGTTCACTGACTTCCTTCCGTCTTTCGTATGAGTCCTATCACCTAACCAATGAAGAGGTATCCA